CAACTTGGTTTGGGCTGTTGGGTCGTTCTCAACATAGTTAGCCTCGTTACCAAGCATCATCAGACCAATATCAGATTGGATGTCCTTATAGAGCATCTGAGACGCACTAGCCTGTTCAACGATGAGGTCTTTAGCCTTGTCTGGGTCAATAGCCTCAATAGCCGCACGAACTAACTTGCTCTTGTCAATAATGCCAGCGGAGTCCAAAGGCATAACAAACTGCATAATTGCTTGCAACTTCTGCATAACAAAGTCGGTGTCAATTTCACGGACATCGTACTTAATCTGGAAGTCGTATTGATTGCTGATAGCCGACATATTCTGTGGCATTGGCTTGTTGGTAATAGCCTCAATTTCAGCAGGGTCTAGGTACTGTAGGCACAGGCTGAACATCATATTAAAGCACTCGCTCCACACATCTAGCCAGTTATTCACAATGTACTGTTGAGTTACCTGTGTACGCTGTGGTTGGATGTTAGGATGGTAGATACCAAAGTAAGCCGCATGGTTCTGCTCAACGATGTTGATTAGATTGAAAGCCGTCTGAGTCTCCGACTGCGGAGGAGTCATAAACCTGTAGTCATCTGGTGTTGTAACAGGTAAATGAATTCCTGGTGCAATCTTATTGATACCACCAAGTCTCTTCTTAACAAGAATTGGAGGCATAGTCGTAAACGCTGTGCGGTCACGAATAGAGTCGTGCTGTGCCTTGATTTCAAACTGGTCAGTCATTGCCACTTCTGGAACGCCTCTAGACTCTTGGATAGGTCTGCGGATTTTCTCTCTGCGGTAGCAAATAAACGGATACTTATTGTGGGCGTAGCCAAGGAGTTCGTGGCTTGCGTAGATATCGCTACCAGACCGAGGGCAGAAGATAGTGCAATAGATACCCTGCGTTCCGTCCTTGTTAATAAGTCGTGAATAAGCGTACACCACTTCAATCAAGTGCATATTACGATTAATCTGATAGTTAATCAGCGTAGCGGCTGGCAGGATATTAGGGTCGTGGAAGTTAGTACGGAGTCCAGCAACAGAAACTGCTTGATTGACAAACTCTTCGCTCCACTCATATTGGGCGGCTTGAGAGCGAATTTCCATCTCCGTCATAAACACTCTTCGGAAGATGACTCTTGCGTCTTGTATGTCGATGGTTTCTGGTGGGAACGAAATCTCGTCAAATGGCTTTAGGGCAACAACTGAAGGAAGATTCTTAGAGATATAAGTCTCTGGGATTTCAGCCTTACCAGTTTCACGGAGGTCACGGACAGCCTGTTTAACAGCCTTTGGTTCAACATCAGTTAGGTACTGCGTGATGAGGTCAATGGCGTACTGCTCCTGCTCTGGGTTCATTATGGCGTTAGCCAAGTCTTTAAGCGATGAACCAGACTGTTCAGCCTGTTGGCTTAGTTGAGCAATTTCATCAATTCTGATTGTTTGGAAACGCAGGGCAGATTCCTGCTCCCACATAACATGAAGTCCAGCCCAGCCGTATTGCTGTGTGTACTGTGCGAGAAGTTCAGCCTCAGAACGCAATTCCTGTCTTAGTTTTGATTGCGTAAGCCAGTCCATCAAGACATTAGCAGAGCCAGCAAAGTCATAATCGTTGTATTCAGTACCCTTAGCCTTGACCTTACAGCGGTCAAAGGTGGTCATCAACATAGCCACAATGTCGTTAATGGTGCGGTCAACAATACGGCAACGGACATCAGAAGCACCCTCAAACGGAAACGCTGAATCACCTTCTAGTCGGCTTTCGCTGTGCTTCTTGCCATCAGAGGTCTGCCCAGCCCATCTGGAGAGACGAATATCGTCATTCTCCATAATATTTGCTACATTACCGCCATTTTGGGTAGAGCGATTGTATTCCTGCCAAAGATAGGGTACATCTGGCTTTTCAGATGCGTAAACCAGTTTATCTTGGTTAGGATTATACTTCGTAGAAATATTGTTCTTAGTTATGCTCATTTTTTATAAAATTAATTAGGTCATCACGGAAATAGCGGATGTGACCGCCTTTTGTCCGATAGGTTCTTACCACACCGCTATTAGCAAGTTGTGTTAACTTGCGTCTTGTCAAGCCAATAAATAACATTGCTTTATTTCTAGGCAATAGGCATGGAAAGTATATTTCCATTAGTAACTTCCTCCACCCTGTCCTTGCAGGTTCTTCGATGACAGGTACTCTGGGTTCATAATCATTAAATAGCGTAAACAGTCGATGGGGTCTTTGGTCGCTCCCTTTTCCCCATCCTGCCCAGTCCATTCTTTGAGACAATAGATTAGATTTTGACATTCTTCTGATATATATAGTTTAGGTTTATTTAGCGGTGACAGGTCTTGGCTATAGTCATAGGCAAAACCATCATTAATTATTGATACGCCTTGCTCAATTCTGACCCCTGCGGCTGGCGTGAAGTTCATTGGGACTTCTCCATCGTCCAACATATCGATAAGGGTGACCCCTCCGTCCTCTGTGACGGCTTTTGAACCACCAGCCCTAGGGTCGATATACCTCTCGGTAATAGTCTCCCCATTTTCAAGGTTTAGTATCAAACTCTTATATTCCGACAGAGAGCGTCCAGCACCATTACGCTGGGCAGTCCCCATTTTTCCGTCTGGGTCAGCCGAAGGCAAAGCCCATTCACCTTCTGACGAATCTGGGAACTCTCGATATACATAAAGGCATCCATCTTCAGTTGCTCTAATCCAGAGCATAAACCAATTTCTTGCTCCTGCTGGGTCAACGACCATATAGTTAGTTCCTCCTTTTGGTACATCAGACGCTTTGACAACATTGTGTTCTGGATTGAATCTTGGGAACTGGTTTCCGCTGATATTATCTGCCCAGCCATACGCTCGGATTTTGATTTCATAAGGTTTCTTTCCCAAGAGAGTTTTCTTTAACTGCTCAAATGGGTTGTAAGGGTTGAGTTCGCTATGAAACCACATCACGCCCGCAGGACGGACATAGGACTTAGCCTTATACGGCATAGTACCCCTAGGGCTTCCCATCACATTGATGTTATCTGGTAGCAACGGAGACGGCTTGCTCTCGATTATCTTTGCCCCGCTTACATACTCTTTAACTACAGAACTGTATCCTGTGATTGGTGTAAATGTAACGATTAACTTACCGCTTCTTGTAACAATACGATAGCGTAGCGTCTCAATCCAATCCAACGGCACGAGTTCATCGCACCAGATGAGGTCAACCTCACCACCTTCGATGACATCTCGCTTCTGGGCGTAGTTCATAAAGATACATTGGCTCTTGTTTGGAAGAATAAATGTGTTGTCTGAGAAGCCGTTCTTCTGCGTGTACGATACATTCTGAATCTTGTTCTTCCGTAGTTCCTTGAACTCGCTTGGAAGATACTTGTGAATAATAGGCTGTTGCATCTGGATGCTAGACTGATTTGTGGTATGCAAGCACCACACCCTAGCGTTCTCAGTATTGCACAGCGTCTGGACTACCCGCTTTGCCGCCCACTCCGTCTTTGAGGCTCTGTTGCCACCAAGGACTAGAATCTCGTTGTTGTCTTTTATTATATCGTCTGCTTCCTTCCAATGCGGGAGGTCAAAGCCGTGGCGATATGGGTCTGATTTTTCTGCCTGTATCTTATCCTCACGGAGATTAAGAATTTCAAGCGTTTGCTCTTCTCCTAACTTCTCAACTAATCTTTTTATGTCATCCCTAGTTGGGGTAACAAGAATAGGGTGAGGGGTGGGACGGAAAGCCATAGTATTTTTTTAAGCGGTAAATTTACATCCCATTCTGTGTCTTCCCAATCAACATCCTCTTCATCTTCAAGTCCCTTTTGTTTTCTTGTCATCTTCGTTCTTGATATCGAATGTATCGTTTCGGATGACAGCAAACTGGTCAGTAAGCATATGGCGAATAACTCCGTCCTTCTCTAGCACTACCGCAAAAATGTCGTTGCAGAATGTGCCGTTAGACTGAACATAGAGCAGATAACCATATCCAATTGCGGTCTTTACTGGAATGGTTGCTCTGAACTCGTGAATCATATTAGTATTTTCCGTCAAATCTAGGGTGTCTAACTACGCACCAGCGACTGCCGTCCCAGCGGACATCAACAGGCATCCCAATATGGAACTTAGCCGAGTCCTTGCATAGAACATTGAAGTGCTGTGCATCAATCAACGCCCCGATGACCTTTGGGTTCTTGAACTTAGCGTATACAGTCCCACGCTTCTGCTCTGGTGCTTTAATTACTTCTGGCTCTTTGAACCCGATGTTCTCCTTGAGTTTCTGGATGCCTTCGTGCGTCCATTCAACTTCCCAGAGATGCTGTGGCTTTCGTGATTCAACACGATGCCAGTCCATCCCCTCAATGTAGGATGAACGCAGTTCTTTGAGAATATCTCTGCTAAGACCAAGTGCTGTGGAGAGAGCCTTTTCTTTCATATCGATACATTCATCAGAATGTGGCGATTTGGTCAACCTAAATCGTCACATCGAATTTTGTAAATCCGACTTACAGGTGGGTGCGGCTGGATTTGAACCAGCGTTTCTTCCGTTATGAGCAGAGTGTTCTGACCTTTGAACTACACACCCCTGTATAGAAAATGGGACTGACTGGACTTGAACCAGCAACAAACCGCTTAAAAGGCGGCTACTCTAACCATTGAGTTACAATCCCTAAAGAACCCCGACAGGGACTTGAACCCCGACAAGGAGTACCAAAAACTCCTGTGCTACCATTACACCATCGGGGTAAAAGGACGCATGAAAGGAAATTTAACCTTTCTCCTCCGTAAACGGAATGCAACTTACACTAATGCGTCAAAGAGACGGCTAAGGGTCTTCCTCCCTTCAGCGGTTAGCATCCTATGTAGATGCTCTACTGGACTTACAGCCAGCCGTCAAACTCGACCCTCCAAGAATCGAACTTGGATGACCCGCTTAGAAGGCGGGTGTTCTATCCGTTGAACTAAGGGTCGTAAAGTAGAGGGGGTCGGATTTGAACCCACGAGGCTTTTACACCTGCTAGTTTTCAAGACTAGTGCAATAGACCGCTCTGCCACCCCTCTGAAGAAGAGAGTGTGTGGAATTGGATATCCACAGCCATAGTATAACCGCTTGTATGTAATAGTGTTTATCGGAGTAGCATCATTAGGTCTATTACCAATTGGTTTCCTATGCCTAGTCACTAGGACTAGCACCCAAAGGATGACTCCCTCGTACCTTTCGGCAGAGGAGGAAGCCGTTATAAAGAAAGGAGGCACTTGGACTTCAACCAAGAATTCTTGCTCGTTGAGCAGGGTTATGAGATTTAACTATGCCTCCAAAGTGAGCCTTGAGTCGGACTTGAACCGACAACCGCCAGTTTACAAAACTGATGCACAACCATTGTGCTATCAAGGCAGAGTCAAAGAACTGTTCTCTTATTTCCCAGAGATATACTGAAGTCAATAGAAAATATTTAAATCCCTTCCCCCAGAATTGGGGGACTGAGGGGGCGAACACAGGGGTTCTAGGGGTTTACATCTCCTTGTGTCAACACAAATACGCCTTCAGCGTGAATATTTCGTACGAATTCGGTACTCTGGTACTCACAGACAATTTTACGCTTGACTCAAGCACCTTGAACCTCCCCCATACCCCCTCACCTATAAGCCATAAGCCTACAGCATAAGCCTTATTAGACTAAAAAATCTGTATGGTTGGAGGGGTATTATATAGCCCGCCGACTAAAAGATAAAGACCCCCCCGCCCCCTATGGGTCGGGAGTAAAAAGGATTCTATAAGAATGCTAAAAGACTGTTCTATAGAAACCTAAAAGACTTTCTATAAGAATCCTAAAAGATTCTATAAGACTTATTATATAAAGTGGATTTATTGATGAGACCCATCTCCCTAAAAGATTATTTACAATTAGTTCACAATCGTAAAAGAATAGTTAAAGACATATGGATAGGGCTGAATCTGGTCAGTAGTGAACATAGGTTCAGTTATCAATGGAGGGGTCTGGGAGGCTCTGTGAGGCTGGTTGAGGCTCTGGGGTAGGCTAGGGTATAGGCAAGGGGATTGCAGGGGCGTGGCGAGCCTGTGGGCTGGGCAGGAATACCAAACAAGAAACCCTGCCAAGGCTGGTTAGGCACAGGGCAGGGTAGCGTGGGTGGGACTAGAATCAGAGACTGAACAACAGGGCGAAGGTGAGCCAGCCGAGCATTGCGATGGCGATACCTTCTAGGATTTCTTGAAGCATTGTTTTAGGGGCGAGCCTTGGCTCTGTGGAGGCAACCCATCTGGAGACGCTCCGTGTAGGTTCTCAAATTGCTCACGCCATTGCCAGCGAGGTCGGCTGAATTGAATCGCTCGTCTGTGAATTTTGGATTCAGATTCCAGAGTAACTTGGCGAGACGCTCGCAGATGTCCTTCTGGGTACGCCAATGGTTGGCAATGGTCTCGTACTCGTAGGTTTGGGCGTAGACAGTTTGACCACTAGTCCAGAGCAATTGACATTCGTAATTTAGATTCTCTTCGCAACGGATTGCGATTTCCAGCGATGCGTTGATGGAATAATAGGTTTCGTTTTGTAGGTCGTGCATAGGATTTTTGTAGTTAGGATTTGAATACCCCAGCCTTCTGGCGAAGACCAGCGGAACGGATGAAATACTGCGGGTCGAGGGTCTCCACGCAGTCGATGGCAATCAGCATTTCGCTGAAGCGTTCACGATACCATTTGTCATCCTGCGTCTTACCAGCCTTGGCAGAGTCATCTGCGAGGCGTAGGAAGTCCTGTGCCTCCAAACGGAGGCGGGACAGCAGGGCGATGTGATAGTATGCCGCCTGTTGCAGTAGGGCGGGAGCGATGTAGTCGGACATAGGATTTTATATTAGGTTTTTAGTAGGGTGACGCAGGGGACAGGCTGGGTTGCCAGCCCATCCCCATTGTCGGGT